ATGACAGAGATTGGGTCAAAGCGGCTGATGAGATGGAAGATTCCAGGTGGTACAAACAGACCACGGCAAGAGCTGAGAGATTGATAGCTCGTATTATTACATTAGGAGTACCAGCATAATGGAAAGAATTACAAATGAGGATATAATAAAAGCTAAAGATAGAAAGTCTATGACAGAGTCACGCCAAGCTGTAAGTAAAATTGGTAAAGGCGATGATAAAATTGACACAAGTAAAATGAAGATTCGTCCAGATACTTCTAAAAAAAATCTAGCCGCTGCATATAGACTTAGAATGGGATTACCTGAATCAATGTCAGATGATGAAGTTATTAAAAGATTTCAAAGCCAAGGAGTTCCTCAAAATAAAAAAGGAGCCGCCAAGCTTCCTAAGAAATCTATTATGGAATTACCAACTAACGTGCCAAGACTACAAGCAGGCAAGGCATTACTTGGAGACTTGGACAAAGATGGTAAGATGTCTGGGTACGAGACAGCTAGACAAAAAGCTATTGAGAAAAGTATGAAAGAACAGAAAGCTAAGAAAGCCATGAGTGGTTTAGCGATAGGTATTAAGAAGATTAAAAATAAATGAAGAAAAAGCATATCATGGAATTACCGACTAATGTGCCTAGATTAAAAAAAGGAGCAGGTATGATTGAATTACCTGATGGAGGTAAGTATTTCCCTGGTGGCAAGAGAATGGATGAGTTTGGCAGAGGAATTGAAAGATTTGAGACTTTTGAAAAACGAAGAAAAATATCAGGTCAATCAGGTAGAGTTATTAAACCAACAGAAGAACAATCGACTATGCCAATTAAAGAAGTAATGAAACCTGGGGATAGACGGAAGAAAGATTTAAAAGAGTATAGAAAGAAAAAGAAAGATACCTTTCTAGGACTCGGACTCGGTATACAGGAACAACATCCTGATAATATCGATAAGAAGACCCCATACAAAAGTATGGATTTGCTTGGAAAGCAAAAGAAGAAGAAAATAGCAATATAAGGAGAAACTAATGCCAAGACACGCTATGAAAACTAAAGGTGCTGCCACTGGTGGCAAGAAGAAGAAGAAAATTAAAAAAATGCAAAGTGGCGGAATGAAAATGACCAAGGGCATGGCTCGTGGTGGTTCCAAAATGAAAACTAAGGGCATGGCTAGAGGTGGAGCCAAAATGACTAAGGGATATGCGAGGGGCGGAGCAGTTAGACGTAGATAATGCCCTACCTCATAAGCAACGTACCTCATTTTAAATGTTGGGTGCGTAGGGAGTTTACGTGTAATCATCAAAGGTATCATGGAGAGTTTCTTCATGCGATGGTCATAGCAGTAAACACTATTCCCGATAGGTCGCTAAGCTTCCAAGTTGTTTTCACTGGTTGCGAAGTAGACCGAGAAGATGGTCCTGATGAGAATGTTCATGGAGGAGCAATGTGGGCGAGAATGCCCATACAAGCCTTAGTCGCAGATATACCTGTAGACGAATGGGCAGAACCTATGGAAGACCATTTGTGTCAACCATGGGATTGCGAATCTAGGACTCATAGCGTTGTAGTTATGGATAGGGTTAGTTCCTCACCATGGTTATGCAAGATTGATAATCAGTTTCATCAAGGTAAGTATTTGTTTACGGTTGACTATACAGAAAATGATATTGCAGATGACCCAGCACAACATAAGCAGTCTCATGTTCTATATTTAACTGATGCAGGTAAGTGGACAGGTAACATTGTAGCATTACCTAATAATAGAGTAAGAGCAACAAGTCCTGCACTATGGAGAACAGGAGAAGGAGCACCTGATTTTAGTCCTTCACAGTGGACACACTCTGCAGAGTCACATGAATCTTACTTAGACCCTACAATAACTTTTAATAACTTATATTCAGATGGTAGCAAAATTAGAAACAATAAGAAAAAAAATTAAGCAAAAGAAAAAGCTTGGTTTTTCTGAAAGAGCAAGAGCAGTCAACAAAGGGCTGCTCCCATCTAAAGCTAAGAAAAAGAGAAAGACATAATGCCACACTATACTAAACCATTAAAAACAGTTATAGGTAAATTGAAGAAAGCATCTAAGGCTCATGCTAATCAAGCTAAACTTTTAACTAAAATAGAAAAAGACCAAAGAACAAGATACAAGAGCACTCATGGCAAAAAGAAAAAAAAGTGACCCTAAAGTCGGCACAGGTAAAAAACCAAAAGGCTCAGGACGACGTTTATATACAGACGAGAATCCTAAGGACACAGTCAGCATTAAATTTGCTACCCCTTCTGACGCCAGAGCAACAGTTGCGAAAGTTAAAAGAGTCAATAAACCATATGCGAGAAAGATACAAATACTTACAGTCATGGAGCAACGAGCAAAAGTGATGGGCAAAAGCCAAGTTGTAAGTATAGCTAAAAAAGCCAAAGAGAGTTTAAAGAGGGCAAATGAGCGAAAAAAGAAAAAATAGATGTAAGACTTGCGAGTGTTATGAGTGCGATGTAGAAGAATGTAACTGTGACTGTCATAATGATAAGCCCACAGAAGAACAGTTAGAGTTGGATTTTGTTAATTAATGATTGAGTTTGTGCTTGTGTTTATGATGGGAGTAAGAGTAATAGACCAAACACAAACTTTCCAAGATATAGATAGGTGTTTGTATTTTGCAGAACGACTACACAAACAGCCGTCTATACCACAAGAGGAAGGACCTAATTTACGAATAACTGCATATTGTAAACCAAAAAGGAAAAGATAATGTTAGCAGAATTAGCAGCAGCAAATGCAGCATTCGGGATAATAAAAAATTTTGTATCTAACGGAAAAGAACTTTCAGGTTGTGTAAAACAGATATCTGATTTTGTGTTTTCAAAAGAACAGTTAGAAAAGAAAGCAAATAAGAAAAAAGCTAGTGGTGGAGGCTCAGACTTAGAAGAGTTCATGGCTCTTGAACAAATAAGAGAGAAAGAAGAAGAACTCAAGAAGATAATGATTTATTTAGGTAGACCTGGACTTTGGCAAGACTGGCAAAGGTTTCAAGCAGAAGCTAGGAAGTCAAGACGTTATCAAGAAAAGATGGCAGAAAAACGTAAACAAGAACTCATAGAGTATGTCGGATATGGAATAGCGTTTATATTTATATTATTCTTTGCAGGAATTTTAGCATGGCTATTGGCAAAATGGATGGGAAAATTATGATAAACTGGTTAATAAAATTTATAATGTCTAACAGTAATATAGGCGTAGCGACTACACAAGAGTTGGCTAAACACAGACTTCATACAACTAAGTATGAAGACTTATGCATGTAGGAGGAGTATCACATGGCAGCAAAGAAAAAAACTAGAAAAACTGGAGGAGCTAAACCAAAGAATCCTGCATTATATGCAAGAGTCAAAGCAGAAGCTAAACGTAAATTTAAAGTTTATCCAAGTGCATATGCAAATGCCTGGCTTGTGCGTACCTATAAGAAACGTGGTGGTACATACTAATGGCTAAACCTACAGGTGGCTTAACTAAATGGTTCAAAGAAGACTGGCGTGATGTTAAAACAGGTAAGAAATGTGGCAGGTCAGGCAAAGAAAAAAAGTCTCGACCATACCCTGCCTGTAGACCAAAAGCAGTAGCAGGTAGAATTAGTAAGTCAGAAGCTAGAAAAAAGACAGGACCTAAAGCTGTTAAATGGTCAGTCACAGCTTCTGGTAGAAAAAGAAAGACTACACGTAAAAAGAAATGAAACGAAACTATAGAAAAGAGTACGACAGATACCACGCTAAGCCAAAACAAAAAAAGAGAAGGGCATCAAGAAATGCGGCTCGGGCAATCATGGCAAAGCGTGGTTTAGTCACCAAAGGTGATGGCAAAGACGTACATCACACCACAGGTAATCCTATGAATAATAAGAAAACTAAATTATCTGTAAAATCAAAAAGCAAAAATCGTTCTTTTGCTAGAACCAAAACAGCTAGAAAGAAGAATCCTCGTGCATAAAGAATTAACAGAATTACAAAATAAATTCTTAGATGCTCTGTTTGGTCCTGCTAAAGGTAATCATGCTAAGGCTATGAAGATTGCAGGGTATTCAGAGTCAACTAATCCACACCATATAATTAACTCAGTGCGTAAACACATAATTGAAAGAGCAGAATTAGAGATGGCAGTCAATGCTCCTAAAGCTGTATTATCAATGGTAGGCGTTATTGATGACCCATCTGCCATTGGTAATAGAGAAAGATTAGCAGCTTCTCAACAGATACTTGATAGAGTTGGTTTATCAAAGGTAGAGAAGTTAAACGTCACATCAGATAAACCGATGGGCGTATTTATTTTACCAGCAAAGACAGATGACAATAGCACAGAAACTGAACCCAACTAACAGATACAAAACACTTAAGGGTCCAACAATTCCTTGGGGATACGAAGCAAATAGCATCGACCCACATTTATTAGAGCCAGTAGATGAACAACTAGAAGCGTTATCAATGGCAGAAGATTATTTAAAAGAGTCCTCTTACCCAGAGGTAGCAAGATGGCTCACAGAATATACAGGACGTAGCATAACACCTATGGGTTTATGGAAACGTATAAAGACAGACAAGACAGATAGACGAAGGCATGCTGAACAAAAAAGCCGCACCGCCAAGACCGAAGCTGAAGGCAACATCAAAGCACAAGCCTTTAACTAAAGAAGAAAAAGAATTAGTTAAAGCTAAAAAACAACAAAGGTCTGCACGTGTGCGTTTAAATATAGCACAACGTAAAATAGCTAATATAGCTAGGAGCACAGAAGATAATGACATTGCAGAGAAAGCTACAGAGAGTTTACCTGAAACTTATTCTGTCCAGGAGGAACCAAGTCAAACAGTATTGTTTGAGCCAAACCCAGGACCACAAACAAATTTTTTAGCTGCTCCAGAACGAGAAGTATTATATGGAGGAGCTGCTGGAGGAGGCAAGACGTATAGTTTAATAGTAGACCCATTACGTTATTGCAACAACTCTAATATGAACGCTCTTATATTAAGACGTACAAACGACGAACTTAGGGAGATTATACACAAATCTCAGGAAATTTATCCCCAAGCTTATCCAGGGGCTAAATGGATGGAGAAGAAAAGTCAATGGACTTTCCCGTCTGGTGCTAGAATATGGATGACATATCTTGAACAAGAGAAAGATGTTTTAAGATACCAAGGACAAGCATTCACTTATATTGGCTTTGATGAATTAACACAGTATCCGACACCTTATGCTTGGGATTATTTACGTTCGCGTCTCAGAACTGCTGACCCGTCGCTCCCCGTATACATGCGTGGTACGACCAACCCTGGAGGACCAGGACACAACTGGGTCAAAAAAATGTTCATTGACCCTGCTCCAGCGAATAAAGCGTTTTGGGCGACAGACATTACGACGGGGGAAACACTAAAGTACCCTAAACATCATTCAAAGGCAGACCAGCCTTTGTTTAAACGACGCTTCATACCTGCTAAACTAGCAGACAACCCATTCTTATATAATCAAGGGGACTATGAAGCGATGCTGTTATCTCTACCAGAAACACAGCGTAGACAATTATTGGAGGGAAGTTGGGATGTTGCAGAAGGTGCAGCGTTTGCTGAGTTCGATAGAAAATATCACGTTACGGATGTATTTACGATTCCAGACAACTGGAGAAAATTTAGGGCGTGCGACTATGGATATTCTTCGTACTCTGCAGTCTTATGGTTTGCAGTTGACCCAGCTACTGAGCAACTGGTGGTCTATCGTGAAATGTACGTGTCAAAATATACTGCAAAAGATTTGGCGTTTGCTATCTTGGATGCGGAAAGAAATGATGGACAAATATCGTATGGTGTGCTCGACAGTTCGTGTTGGCATAAAAGGGGTGACACGGGTCCTTCCTTGGCGGAACAAATGATTTCAGTTGGTTGTCGTTGGCGACCAGCAGACAGAAGTAAAGGTAGTCGTGTGGCAGGTAAAAACGAACTACATAGAAGACTACAAGTTGATGAGATTAGTGAGAACGCAGGGCTAGTTATATTTAATAATTGTGTAAACTTAATAGCTCAGTTACCTGTGATACCTTTAGATAAAAGTAATTCTGAGGATGTAGATACAAAAGCAGAGGACCATTTGTACGATGCTTTGAGATATGGTATAATGACCCGACCTAGGTCAAAATCTATATTTGATTATGACCCAGCAGCGATGCCTAAAAAATGGACTCCTGCAGATAGAGTATTTGGATATTAAACATGGAAAATGAAAACGAAAATATTGAAGATTTAGTGTTCGTCCCAAAAGACCCAAAGGATGAATTAGCAGCTTACATCATAGAAAAATTTAAGTCTGCAGAAGATGCAAGATTATATGATGAGCAAAGATGGCTAAACTCTTACAGACAGTACAGAGGTTTGTACACAAACGATACTCAGTTTACTGAAACAGAAAAATCACAAGTATTTATTAAGATAACTAAAACAAAAGTTTTAGCAGCTTATGGACAAATAATAGATGTTTTATTTGCAGGACAAAGATTTCCGTTAGGTGTAGAAGCTACTCGTATTCCTGAAGGTGTAACTGAATCTGTAAACTTTGACCCTAAAGACCCTGCTAGTGCCATGGATGAACTAAGTAACGTATATGGTTTTCCTGGTGATGGACAAGATTTACCTAGAGGGGCGACAAAAGAATCCTTAGAAGAGATGAGACTTGGAGCTTTTGAAGATGATTTAGAAAGTATAAAAGACAAACTAAGGTCAGGTACAGGACTAACACCAACAGCACAAACATATTACCCTGCACAAAAAGCAGCTAAAAGAATGGAAAAGACTATTCTTGACCAGTTGGAGGAATCAAATGCATCTAAACATTTAAGAACAGTTGCATTTGAAATGGCTCTATTTGGTACAGGAATAATTAAAGGACCTTTTGCTTTTGACAAAGAGAAAGCTAACTGGGATGAAGAAGGTAATTATTCACCAGAAAGTAAAACTGTTCCAAGAGTTGAGTCTGTATCAACTTGGAACTTTTACCCTGACTATGATGCTAACAACATGGCTGA